ACCGACGCTGACGTCCGCGGCTCAGGCCCAGGACGCCGTGGTCCGTCAGGTTTCGGAGGCGATCGGCAAGACTACACAGGCCGCTCGGATGCCCAGGGGAGCCTGGAAGTCATCCGGGGGAGAGCACTACTTTGGGCACGACGTCGAAGGAGAGAAGCGGGTCTCGCTCGGCGAAGTGGTCCGCGGCAATGAACGCCGCTGGCTCGCTTACATCTGGGCCGGCGGATACTCCGACGACAACCAAGAATCCACGTGGAGCGAAGAGTACGACGACCTGGAAGAGGCCAAACAAGCCGTCGAACAGCAGTCGATGAAGCACCCGCTCAGGGCCTGACGGTGACGGGCGCTCACCCCGCCTTCCGAGCCCACTGCTCTCTCACCTCGTGCATCTCGACCGCGTCCCTGGCGGCTCGCTCGAAGTGATTGTCGAGGTAGGGCGCCCCTCCAAAGATCCACGCCACAAGCGACGCCCCCGAGTAGTTCAGCAGGGGCTGCAACAACACAAACAGCAGCCCGATCGACCAGTGAGCAGAAAAGCACAGCGCCACAGCAGCCGGGATGGCCGCGATTGAGCCAGCCCTCGCCTGGGCGGTGTGCTCAAGCTCGTGCATCAGCGTCATCTCCCCCGCCGTGGGAGAGAGCATCACGCCGTAGCCCATCGAGAAGCCAGACCAGTGCTTCCACCAGGTCCTGACGGGCCAGCTACTCTTGTCGAGGCGCACAATCGCGACGCCGTCGCTGATGGTCAGAGACTCGCCCCAGGCAGCTCTGACAAACAGCGCAAACAGGTAGCCTGCCACTACGTTGGGCAGGCAAAGGAGCATGACGAGCGCGATTCTGGCAATCCTGGGCATCCTCGAACCTTACGGAATCCAGGGGCCCAAGTCCACGCCGCGAGCGAGCTACCGCGCAGCCATCGCCTCTTTCAGTCTCTGAAACAGGGAGTCGAGCCGGTCAGCGGACCAGTCCTCGGGGTGCGTTCGGCAGTGCTCTGCGTACCACCTCTCCCACTCAACTGTCATTTCTCCAAGCAGGGCGGACAGGCGCCTGCGATGCTCATGGTCCACGGGGTCCTTCTGTCAGCGGTCGTGTTCGTAATCATGGCCCGGTACGACGCCGTTGTCGCTTGCATTGCGGATGTGAGGCTCGATCCAGATGACCCGGCGCAGCAGCCTTCCCTTGCCGTGCGCCTGGCGGCGCCAGTGCCCTCGCACGATGATGTCATGGGGCAGTGCCGCGCAAGAAAGCCGCTTGGACTTCCGGCCAACGTCCCAAGACGCGTACTGGCCAGCCCGATGGTCCAGGCGAATCTTGACCAGCGTGCGCTTGGACTCGGCCGCTTCGACCGCTCCTCCCCACGTCCCCTGGCCCCCCGATGAAGGCTCGATGTCCGGGCTTGGGCTCGACAGGAACAGGCAGAAGTTCGCCATGAACTGCCGCAGCATGCGGCACCCATCTTCGTACCCGTAGCTGCGTCCAAGAAACCTAACGGCATCGTTCGAGGCCACGTCTCTGTGGATGGGGATGAGACGCTCGTCCACCGACTCGGCCAGCGACTCCAGTCTGTCTGACAGGCTCATGGACATGTGGGTGACATTGTCGTCGCCCGTGGTGGCGCTGTCCCTCCTCGGCTCGCCCCAGAACACGCCAAACAGAGACCTGCCCGACATGTGCTCCCGCGAGGCCAGGTACTCGGGCACGCTGCCCTCGGAGACGCCCACGAGGGTCACGTCGTGATGGCCCGTCGACTCGTTCTTGATGCTCAAGATCCCAGGGCTGAAGCTGATGTAGAAGCCCGGAAACGGTAGCTGCACGTCCGAAGGCTTCAGGCCAGCCACGTCAGTCAGCAGCAGGTTCTCCACCAGCGCATCGGAGACGTTGAAGACGTTCGGCCTGGAAAGCCGGTTGGCCCTGGAGAAGACAAACGACGCGTAGAGAAGCGGCTGGACCCCGGCGACCAGCAGGCTCATGGACTCCCAAGACTCGGGCATGTGTTGCTGAGCCTGCGGGAGCATGGTCGTCATGCCGGCCGCTGCGATGTCGATGGCAGCCTCCTGGTGCTTCCATTGCCGGCTGACTATGTCGGGGGGACACTCGAAGTGCTTGTCGAACCCGACGATGCTCATGCCAGAAGCCTCCCAGACACTGTTCATGTACTGGAGCTGCTGCTTTCTCTGGATGGACTTGCCAGCCTTCCAGTCTCGTTCGATCTCATCGTGGGCGCGCATGATCTTACGGCGCACGCTTCGATCGTCGGTGTCAGCGAAGCACGAGAGCGGCTCCATGCCCCTGGACTTGCGGAGAGCCTTTTCCGTGATGGTGACGAGGACTCGGGTGTCGATCTTTTCCATGTCGAGTACGTCTGATGTAACGCACCCGCTGGAGAGCGCAAGGGCCTTGCGCTCTCATCGCCTCACGGGGCTTCTTTTCGCTCGCTGAGCCACGACTGATACGCGTCGGACTCGATGGAGCCATCGTCCTTGGTCCGGCTCCACAGGCGGCGCTCGCCGTGACGGTGGTTCTGCTCGACGCTCATCCCCGCTGCGGTGGCCAGGACGTGAAGCGCCTCGTGGACGCAGAGAGATCCGTGGGCGACGCGGATGAAGGATTCGCGGATGTAGAAGATGGGACATCCCCTGCCGATGCGCTGAGGCGTGCGGGCCTGAAGCGCGTTGGCGTGGTCGGCGATGGCAGCCGTGCCGTCGAGCTGGTCGAACAGGAGTGGCGACAGGAACACGACGCGGGCCTCGCGAAGCTCATGGAAGGCGTTGGCCCTGGTGGCAAAGGGGGCGTCCGCCGGCTCTAGCTGCGCCTTGCTCCATGCCTCCGCCGCCTTCAACACGGCGGCGTGGCAGTCCGATGCTAGGTCCGCGTCGACCTCTCTGTCGGGGTCGCCAGGATTGCCGGAGAAGGGGTCTTTGGCCCAGAGCACGTGCAGCGTAATCCCATCGCTGGTGACGGTCTGAGAGCTTCCGCGAGGCAAACGCGGGGTGAACCCGGTTGCCAGAAGCCAGATGATTCCGGCCACGGCGAGGGCGGCGGCGGCGACCAGGATAACAAGAGCGGGTAGGGGCATGTTTTCCTCAGACTGGCTTGTCCCAGCTACTGAACTCGGACCTCAGGACCCCCTCGTACTCGATGATGCCTTCGGGCTGCTCGGCGCGGTTGCGCTGCACGGTTCCCCTTGGCGCCTTGAACATCTCGCCGTAGACGGCGGCCTTGGCTTCGCTCTCGTCCATCTGCCTGCCTTCGATGGCACCGGCAAACAGAAGCGCCTTGAGCTGGAGCACCTTGGCCATCTGCTCGTCGATGGTTCCAGCGCCGTCCATGTACGTGATAACGCAGGTGTTTTTGGCTCCCATCCGATGGATGCGGTCCTCGGCCTGCTCCATCTTCGCCGGAGTCCAGAGGCGTTCGAGGATGAGCATGTCGCTCGCGCGGGTGAGCGTCACTCCGACGGCCATGCCCACCGAGAAGAGCAGCACGTCGAGCCTGCCCGCCTGGAACATGGCGATGTTGTCGTTGCGCTGCTTCTCGGATGTCTCTCCGGTCACCGACGCCTGCCGGATGATGCGGCGGCGGTCCTTGGCTCGCTGCTGGTTGACGGCGGAGATGGCCTTCTGAAGCGCCGCGAACGTCTCCTTGTGGTACGCCATCACGACAAGCGGCTTGCCGGGCGAGCTGTCGATGAAGTTCTCAATCCACTCGGCGGCAGCCTTCACCTTGCCCAGGGCCGACAGGGCCCTTAGCAGGTTGAGCCTGGCCAGGGCGGCGTTCTGCTGCGAGCGCATGGCCGCACGCGGTCCCCCGTTGGCCAGCACCCATTCGAGGAAGTCCTGGCAGGCATGCTCGTAGGTCTCGGAGACGTCGTCCGACAGGCTGACGATGACCGTGCCGCGCACCTTCTCTGGGAAGTCAGGAAGGATATCCTTGGTGCGCCGAAGCATGTAGGTGCCGTTCAACTCCTCGTAGAGGGCTGGCAGGCTCTTGGACTTGGCGACGCGCTTCTCGAACAGCACGGGATCGTTCCACGCGGTCGGATTGATCATGTGCAGGAGCGCAAACAGCTCGTTCGGCGTGTTGGTGAACGGAGTGCCGCTGAGCAAGAACAGGCGTGGGATCCTCATCGCCATGTCGTAAAAGACCTGCGCCCGCTCGCTGCCTCGGGCCTCAAGCTTCTGGGTGCGCATCACCCGGACGATCTTGAGCGTGGCGAGGATGTGAGCCTCGTCTGCCACGAGCGTCTGGTTCTTTCGCTTCATCAGCCAGTCGGCGTGCGAGGCCAGCGACTCGTAGTTCACGATGACGACGTCCGCCGACTGCGCGTCCTTGTCTGGGACGGCGCTTCCATCCAGCACCAGCACCGACAGGTCGGGGCGCCACTTGTTCAGCTCCGCGCGCCAGTTCTGCTTGACCGACTTGGGGCACACGACGATTGCGGGGGCATCGATGACCGAGCTGGTCGTGATGGTCTTGCCGAGCCCTGGCTGGTCGGCCAACAGGCCCCTGCCTGACGCATCCATCCAGCGCGCCCCGTGCTCCTGGTGGAGCATCAGGCCCTTTGGCAACTTCCTGTCCGACAGAAGCTCCCTGGGCAGCTCAGCGGGGCTAATGGGGCCCCACTGGTCGGGAGTGTACTTCGACAGCCTCGCCGCGATGACGGCGGTCGTCTTTGCCGGAGGAGCGATCTCGGCGGCGGGCAAAAATCCGCCGTCTTCTTCGGCTGCGCGGGTGATCCTATCGACGATCCGGCGAGCGCCCTCTGCTCCAACCTTGAGAGGCTCCTCTCTGGTGGACACGTACACGCCGCCGTCGAGCCTCACCGAGTCTCCGCTCGGGGCAACCCAGTCGACGGTCCGCTGCTTGGCACCGTCCGAGATCTTCCTTCCCACAGCCACCCGCGTGACCACAGGCCCGGTTCCAGGGTCCGCCTG